TTGGCATTACTCAATGCTGTAAATTCAGAGATTCAGACAAAGCAGAATAATCTTAACACCGAAACTGGGATTGCTTCTGAAATAAAAAGCCTTAAAGCTCTTAGGGCAGAGGTTGAAATTGGGAGTAAAACCTGGAAAGATTATGATAAGCAAATAACAACTCTGGAAAAGAAACTTTCTACAGCCACTGGTAAAGGGAGTAAAGGATCTGGCGGTCGATCTGCTAATGAGGCAGCCAAGAACGCTGAAACACTCCTCCAGAAACAACTGGAGGCTGCAAAACGCCTGGAGGAGGCAAGGATCTCTATCATGGAGGAGGGATATGAGAAAAGGAAAGCTGCTCTGGATCTCCAGCACAAAGATCAGCTCCAGCGTATTGACAAGGAGGAGAAAGAACTGGTAGCTGCCAGAAAGAAAGCTGGGAAAGGTGGTTTATCCCAGGATGAGAAAGATGGCTTTACTGAAATGCGAAACTTGGAAAACCAGAGCTATCAAAAGGATCAGCAAGCCCTCCTAATTGCAGAGATCGCTGAAAAGAAAAAACAATACCAACTCTACTGGAGATGGGTTGAAAATATGGGCAAGGATGTGGCGGATAAACAATTTGCCACACTGCTTACCAGTGGTGCATCTTATAAGGAGTATCTAGATAAACAGATCAAGGCACTCAAAGATAAACAAGCCTCTGGGCAAACTCTAACTGATGGTGAGCAACAGCAACTCTTTACCCTGGATCTCCAAGTTAAAGAGATCTCTGGAGCAAAATCAGCTATGGATCTATTTAAGGATAGTGTAACCAGGACTATCAACCAGGCACAAACCCTGGCTGAAAAACTGGAAGCTATTGCCAATGCAAAAGAACGACTGGCAAACGGATCCTCTGGCTTGGTATCGGAGGATGATATTGCTGCTGCCAATCTTTTCCTCTCCCAAGAGGATGAGAAAAACCAGCAAGAGATTGAGGATCGTGTGCTCACTCAATTCCGAACCTTTGAGGAACAGAAAGCCTCTATCCAAAATGAGTATGCTTTATTGAGGGCGGAGGCTCAACGCCTCAATGATGAGGAACGGATTAAACAGATCAACCTCGCAGAGAGTGAGGCTTTATCAGCTCTCAATTCGGCTTTCCTTATGCAGAGTGAGAGTTGGAAAAATCTGTTTACGGATCTGGATGCTCTTACCGTGGATCAGATTGATAAGTTGGTAAGGGAGATCCAGGATAAGCTCAATACTGCTGATCTGAAACTCAATCCAGCCGATCTGAAAGCCGTTTTGGATAAGCTGGAAGAGGCAAAGAGCAAGATCCTGGATGTAAACCCTTTTAAGGCTTTGGGCAACTCCCTCACAGATGTATTCAAGAAACAGAAAGATGGATCCAAAAAGACCTCAAAGCAGATCAAAACCGACTGGAAAAACCTCTCAAAAGCAACAGAAGCGTGTTTCGACTTTATCAAAGATGCGATAGCTAATTGTAGTGTGCTGGATGATCTCCTGGGTGATTCTGGCAAGGCTACAATGGATATGGTCATGGGTGTTACCCAGGCTGGTATTGCTATGTCTGCTGCTATCAAATCAGCAGAGAAAGGATCCATTATCCTTACGGCTATCTCAATCGCACTCCAGGCTATCAGTTGGATTGCTGGGCTATTCAACAATGATGATAAGCTGGAGAAAAGGATCCAGAATATCCAGAGAAACATTGATGCCCTTTCCAACTCCTTTGATCGCCTACAACACGCAGCGGATCAGACCTACTGGGTGTTTTCAGCAGAGGAGAAAGATGCTCACGAAAAGAGGCTCAATGCTATCCGTGATCAGATTGCAGCCCTGGAGCAGCAAGCCGTTGTTGCAAGGCAGAGCTGGAATTTCGTTGAGTATGCCAGACTGACTAAACAGATCAAGGAGTTGAAATATGCCCTGGAGAAAGAGAATGCCAAAGGAGATATGTTCCAGCTCTATGAACTCCAGAAACAGAACCTCAAAGAGCAACAAGTGCTCATTCAGCAGCAGATCCAGGCGGAAAAGAATAAAAAGAAAACCGACAAGGATAAGATTGCTGAATGGGAGGAGGCTATCAAGGATATTGATACCCAGTTGGAGGATATGGAAAGGAGCATGATGGAAACTCTGGCTGGCACCGACACAAAATCTGCCATAGATGAGTTTGCTGATGCCCTGGTTGAGGCTTACTGCCAGGGAGAGGATGCAGCAGAGGCTCTGGGGCAAAAGACTAAGGAGGTGCTTAAAAATGCCGTTGTGGAGGCTCTGAAAAGGCAATTCCTGGCAAAAGCCATAGATGAGGCTATACAATTCCTGGGTGGAGCTATGGAGGATGGCACTCTGGATCCCTGGGAAAAGTCAAAGTTTGAGGCTATGGTGAATGCTGCTGGCGATACATTCAACGCAGCCCTGGAGGGCATTGGCGATTGGATCAAGGATATGGATGCTGTAGCCGAAAAAGAGGATGATCCTCTCACTGGAGCGATCAAGGGCATGAGTGAACAAGCAGCAGATGTGCTGGCTGGTAGAGCAAATGCCATAGTGATCAACCAGAGCGAGATGATAATGATCGGTCGCTCCGCTCTGGAGTATCAATCCCAGATCGCTGCCAACACCAGGGCAACGGCTGAAAAGCTGGATGAGATCCACACCACATTAAAGCAATTAGAGAACAATAACCCTCTGCTTTCGCAGGGCATATCATAAAGCTATGAATCTGATAAACCAACTCAAAGAGGATGGCACAGCCAAAGGGCTATGCCGAATGTGGAGGATGAAACTCCAGCCAGATCTCTCCGTGGAGGAACTGGCAAAACTCTACATTGATGGGATTGATTTCTGTATCTCCGAGGACTATCCCACACTGGATTTTTTGCGAGATCATTTCAAGGGATCATGTGAGCCTTATGGTGTGTTCGTGGATGATGAGGTGTCGGAACACAACACCCCAGATGTGGTGCTCAATGGTTACTGCAAAGCGATCCTGGAGTATGATGGCTACACCGTTTCCAGGATCTATGCAAGACACAATACCCAGGGAGCCGTGAATGTGTCCGATAATGCCATTGTAACAGTGGATGCCTTTGATAATTCTAACCTGGTAATTGCCGTGGCTGGTAGTGATGCCCAGGTAATAGTGAATATATATGGGAATGCCAGAGTTGAGGTTATCGGCTCTGGGATCGAGATTAAAAAACATAATAAAACCACCTATTGATATGATAGATAAATCTCTCATTCTGCATTTGCCTTTCCATGATCCAGACGGATCAAAGGCATACGACTATTCCCAGAGCAGAGCCGATGCTGATCTCTCTGGAGATGCCAAACTCATTAAGGATGCCGATGCTGGCAAGGCTCTCTCCATAAAAGGAGTGGGAGAGGCGATCACGGCTAAGGCAATCCCTTTCAACACAGATTTCACCCTCACAATCAATATCAAAACTCCTCACAATAGGATCGGCTGGGTGTTAAATTCACCTGGTGTAGAAAAGTTTATTGAGCGGTGGATCTCCGTGGCTCCCAATCGCAGAGAGTTTCTGGCTTTCGTTAAGTCTGGCAATAGTTTCACTGTGTATCGCAACAAGGAGGTTGTGTTTGTCGGAACGATCTCTGGCACACCCAACGGCTTTGCATTGTGCGATGATGATCTCATTGAAACTAATGTGATCATAGATGATGTGCAACTCTATAACCGTGCCCTCAAAGAGAAAGAGGTGCTGATGATCCAGGGCGCAAATGATGATGTTGAGTATTTTCTTGACGGATTCAATTTCAAGGAGTATGGCGTGGAGGTGTCAGCATCTAAGGGGCTGGTGGATCGCCTGGCTCGTAAAGAAACCCTCACAGCCGAATGGGATAACTACCACGGCATAGTAAGGGATAAGAAACGCCCCAGATTCAAAGAGCGTACAATCGTGCTGGATTGCTTTATCTATGCCTCCAGCAGAACCGCCTTTGTGGAGTGGGTACAGCGTTTCTTCTCGCTGTTTGATGCTCCAGGAAACCACCGTTTCAAGTGTGTGCCACACCTCAAAACTAAACCCCTGGTTTATGAGGTGGAGTTGCATGATGGTGTAAGCGTGGAGAAAACCTGGGGGCATTACAATGATGAACTGATGGTGGGCACGTTCCAGATCACGCTGGTTGAGGATGAGCCAGTGAAACGTGTGTTGAGGCACATTGGAACAACTGCAAACACAGTAGCCTCAATCACGGTAACATCTACCAAGTATCTCAACATCTACTGGGGTGATGGATCCCACACCTACAATGTGGCTGGCAACCAGAAAACGGTTGAGCACACCTATGAGGAGCCAGGGGAGTATGATATTATTATCTCTGGCGTGATTGAGGATATTGAGGAATTTTCGACTAACGCTATTGTAGTATGGGAGATTTTGAAATAATCAAGCGAACTGGAGAAAGGATCCCTCTTTTCTCCAGGGAGCCTTTTTGTACGGTTAAGAGTGCCACATTAACATCCGCTCTTATGGGCGATGATAATGTGCAACTCTCAATCGTGTCCTCCAAGTGTATCACCTTTGGAAAGGGTGATAAGATCGTGATCGGTGGAAATGAATACACCATTCGCACCACTGTAAACCGAGATGAGATCTCAGAGGATTACTATAAGCATGATGCTGTTTTCTATGGCGTTATGTATGAGCTTATGAAAACCCAGTATCGTGATTGTGATGCCAATGGCAAATCAACACGATCAACCTTTGATCTCACATACTCTATCAAGGATTTTGTTAAGGTGATTATCTATAATCTTAACAGAGATTATCCTGGCTTATGGAAATTCGATGAGGATAATTGCCCAGATACGGATCCGATTACCATTCAGTTTTCAAAACAGAACTGCCTCCAGGTGCTCCAGTCGCTCTGTGGCGATAGCAATTTCAAGCTGGAGTTTAAGATCTCCCAGGCGGAGGGTGTCCGAACTATCCATATAGGAAAGTTTGGGGCTAAGATCGTGCCTCCTGGTGGAAACGCTTTCTTTGAGTGGGGTAAGGGTAACGGTCTATACAACCTCAAAGAGGAAAAGGTTGATGATAAATCAATCAAAACAAGGCTCTGGGTAGAAGGTGGCACTACCAATATCCGTGCTGATTATCGCAACTACTCTGAAAGATTACAACTCCCTTTCCCCAGGCGTTTGAACAAAAACAAACATACCCTGGCGGATGGTACCGTTATTGAGCCAGAGAGTGAAATGATCGGCATTCACAATGATAACGATCGTTTCATAGAGGATGGAGATCTCCGTGATGCCCTGGGGAGTGATGAAGATACAGCCCAGTATGATAACATCTATCCCAGGCGAACTGGAGAGATCACAGCTCTGGTGGAGGGCGATATAAATTCATTCGTAGATGATACGATGGATTTTGACCTTACGGAGAAAGATGCCAATGGCACCAAGTGGCTGATCAATGATGTGGCTGCAAAGATCAATTTCATCTCTGGATTGCTGGCTGGGCAACAGTTTGAGCTTTCAGCTTACGATCACTCCAGCAAAACATTCACGCTCAAACCCTACACAGACAACCGAGGGCTAACGATCCCCACCGTTGATACAGAGGCTTACCGCTTTCGTGCTGGCGATAAGTACACGATCACAGAGATCAATCTGCCTAAATCCTATGAAGATGATGCAGAGGAGGATCTATGGTATGCTGGCAAGGAGGATTTTGATAATATGAAACAAGCCAGGGCGCAATATAAGCTAACCCTGGATAGGCAGTATCTCATCGATAACACTCCAGATGATGCAGATACCTCCGTTTTCAATGTGGGTGATTATGTGCCTATTAAGGATGAGCGTTTTGGTATTGAAAAGAGCATAAGGATCCAGAAAGTAGTTAGAAACCTACTCCTGGAGCAAGATTACTCCCTAACGCTCTCCGATACAACAGCCATATCCATTATCGCCCAGACGGTGGTAGATGTGGCGAACCATGAGCAAGTTATTGTAAACAACCGCCTCCGAGATCTCAACAAAGCCAGGAGGGGATGGCGTACAACCGAGGATCTAAGAAACATGGTATATGATACCGATGGTTTCTTTGATGTGGATAACATACGCCCCAACTCCATTGATACCAATATGCTCACTGTAGGATCCAAGAGCCAGCAGTTTGTGCTTACAGATGTGATCCTCCAGGCTAATGTGGGCGGTCTGCCTAACCGCTTTGATGCCTCCGCTGGTCTGCTTTCGCACCTTACGATCAATGATGATGAGATCATGCACTGGAATATGGGAGCCAGTGAGTTTACTCTGGGTAGCCCTGGCGGATATTATCTGTTTGCCAAGTGCTCAAAGAAAAGCTCCGAGGGTGTCTGGTATCTAACACAGAAACAGCTCCGCTTTGAGCCAGAGGATGATCCCAACAACTACTATTTCCAGGTAGGTATTCTATCTCCGCTCCGAGAAGGAGATAATTTCCGTGATTTCGTAACCACATACGGCTTTACCAGAATCAACGGCAATACCATTACCACTGGTAGGATCGTTACCAGTGATGGAGAGTGCTATCTGGATCTGGATGGCAACCGCTTTAGGATCGGTGATGCAGCCAGCAGTATTGACTGGAATGTGACTGCAAGAAACAGAATCACACTCCGAAATGTGAGTGTTGTATCTGGCAGTGGCGATACCTCCGAGCTGGGCGTTTTCCGTGGCACCTACAACCCCGACTATATCTACTACAAAGGTGATGAGGTGCTTTACACTGTGAACGGAGAAACTTGTACCTATCGCTATATCAATAACGAACCCTCCAGGGGTAACGCTCCCACAAATTCCGCTTTCTGGAGTGTTGTGGCTAAGGGTGCTCCAGGAGAGCAAGGAAACTCTATCTACTACACCTACCATGACAGCCAGACAAAGCCAAAGAAACCAACTGGAAATGGCATATCTGACGGATGGCACACAACATCCACCGATGCTGTTATCTGGATGTCGATCAAGTCTGCCAAGAACATTGAATCTGGCACCTGGGGAGAGCCTATTCGAGTGAGAGGTGCTGATGGTACCAGTATTACGATCAAGGGATCAACTGACAGCGTTTCCAAACTGCCTATGACAGGGAACACCCAGGGAGATGCCTATATCATAGGCGATAATCTCTATATCTGGGATGGTATCAACTGGCAGAATGTCGGACAGATCAAGGGTGAAGATGGCAAGAGTAGCTATCTCCATTTGAAATACTCCGATGATGGGGGTAAAACATTCACGGCTGGCAATGGTGAAACACCTGGGCGGTGGATGGGTACACTGGTGGATCAGAACCCCACCGATAACGACAACCCAACGGATTACAAGTGGAGCGACACAAAGGGAGAGCGTGGTACACCTGGTGAACCTGGAGAGGACGGGCGCACAACCTATCTGCATATCAAGTATTCAAACGATAGCGGATTGTCGTTCACTGCAAACAACGGAGAGGATCCTGGCAGTTATATCGGACAATACACCGACTTTGAGGAGTTTGATAGTAGCAATCCCCAGGATTACACCTGGAGCCTCATAAGGGGCGGTGCTGGTATCGGTGGAGCTGATGCTGCTGCTGGAGAATACTATGAGTATCGCTATGCAAAGAACGGATCAACCCTGGAGCCTCCTACTCTGGATCCCACCGAGCTAAACCCTACTGGCTGGAGTAAAACCATGCCCTCTGTTGAGGCTATGGAATATGTCTGGTGTACTATGGCTAAAAAATCTGGTCTGGTGGATCGGACAAAGTTTCATATTCCAGTGAATGAGGGTGATGCTTTCGGATTGTGTGCTGATACCTCTGGCAATGGCTATAATGCCAGGCTGAATGGTGATGCTGATGTTATCAAAGATGGATCCAGGTATGCAATGGATCTTTCAGAGGGAGCTGATGCAAGGATCCCCTATGATCTGCCTTTCGGTCAAACATTCACTCTATGTTTCTGGATCAAGACAGATCGCAAGGAATTAACCTGGTTGCTCAATGGTTTCAATGGGCGAGATTATACCGAGAATCAGATCCCTATGGAGCCTAACACCTGGATCCACCTGGCATTCCGTTTCAATGACAGATCTGTTACCATCTATAAGAATGGCGTTTTCCTCCATGCTGGCAGTGTGAATGAGCAAGTTGTGGGATGGTGTATCTATGATGATAATATGTTTGGGTCCAAGCTCTATTTTGATGAGATCCGTTTGCTCATGGGTGCTCTCCCAGTGTCGGATATTGTTGCTGTGATGAATGGCAACGTGGATAAGCTCATACAGAATTGGAGTGTGCCGATCCGAGTAAACCCCTACGATGGCAAGGATGGCAAACCAGGAAACAGTGTTGTGAGTGCTGATGTTGAGTATGCCCAGAGCCAATCAAATAGCGTGGCTCCCACTACTGGCTGGCAGACTGACGCACCAGCCTGGAAAGATGGGTGGTATATCTGGAGCAGAACTAAGATTATGTATTCGGATGATACATCCACCTACACCAAAGCTGCTTGTATCACTGGAGGAACTGGTGGCACTGGTATAGGCGTTAAATCAATCGTTGAGGAATACTACCTATCCACCTCTGCAACCTCTCTGCTTAATGGATCCTGGAGCACGGTACGCCCCACCTGGCAGAGTGGCAGATACATCTGGACACGATCGGTTATCACCTATACCAACGGCACATCCACCACAACGGCTGCAATCTGTGTTTCTGGCGATAAGGGTGATAAGGGAGATAAAGGCGATAAGGGAGATAAAGGATCAAAGGGAGATAGCCCAGTGCTTGTTTTCCGTGGAGCCTACAGCAGCAATAAAACCTACTATGGCAATTCACAACGCCTGGATGCTGTAAAGTATAACAATATATACTACATAGCCAGGGTTGATGCTGGAGAGTTTTCTAATGTCGCTCCCACAAGCACCTCCAAATGGAATACGTTTGGGGCACAGTTTGAAACGATCGCCACAAACCTACTCTTGGCAGAGGGCGCAAATATCGGTGATTGGTTTATGTCTGGAGGTAAGATTGTATCAACCCTCTCTGGCTCAAATAAGATCACCCTGGATGCGTCAATGGCTCAAATCCTCATAGAGAGTGCCAATGATGGCGGTGGCTATTCAATGAATAACTTTGGCACGATCATAAAGCTGAATGCAAATGAGGGCTTGCTGGAGGTGAAAGCCAAAAACGCTCCCTCATATTCAACTGGTGTGGCATACCTAACCCCCAATGGCATCTTTGCAAACCTGGCTGGAACCAATGCTATGCCAGCATCCACTGGATATACGCACCGAGGGGCTATTGTCGGTCTGGGCTTTGCCAACGTAGCCAAAAACACTTGGGCGGTCAATTCTGATGATACCATTATCGCTGGTGTCTATGGTAGAGCCTCCAACTCTGGGACTGCACCAGCATACGGAGGATTCTTTTATGATCTCTATGCTGGAGGTCTGACACTGGGCAGAAAGGCTATCTCTGGAACAAAGCAGACTGTGTATCTCAATGCCTCTGATACAATGATCATAGGCTATACCTCTGATACCTCTATTGTCTATCTGCCAGCCAGCCCTAAAGAGGGGCAAGTGGTATTCGTTAAACAGTGGTGTAAAGGCACTATGAGGGTACGCCCCAGGACTGGGCATCATATCTATGATGATGATTCTGAAAATGAGTATTACGATTTTGGCTGTGGTCAAGGAGGAATGTTTGTTTTCACGATCGGCTATATCACCTCTGGAAACACCACAACCAAAACAGAAACGTGGCTGGTAAGTCGCTGGAAATTCTAACAATATGATTGAATACGGATTTATTGAGAATGGCTATCTAAGAGTGAAAGCCCTGGAGCCTATCACATTCCAGAATAAGAACCCCGAAACTGGGGAGCTGGAAACAAAGGTTATCACCGTGGAGGATCAGATCAAGGATCTGCCTCCAGGGTGGAAACCCCTGGATCGGATTGATGATGAAAAGATCCGCCAGGCGGAGGATGGTTACATGGTAAGTGCCATTCCTTATGATGCTGGAGATCGGATTTCATATCATTATGAGGTTATGCCCGATTTCCAGGCTATGAGAGTAAAGATTGCGGATCTGAAAGCCCAGCTCACAGATTCCGATTACAAGGTGATCAAGTGCCATGAGGCTCTGTTGATCGGTGCTCCTATGCCCTATGATGTGGTGGAATTGCACACCTCCAGACAAGAGATAAGAGATAAGATCAACGCCCTGGAAACGATCCAGGAAAACATGATGAATATATGAGCTGGATAACTGAAAGCAATCGTATGAAACATTTTGGGTATGCGATTCCGTGTGCCCTGGTGTTCACAATTCTCTTTGTCGCTGGGCTGGCAGCTGGCATGGAGTTTAAGGATCGTGCTCATGGTGGAGCCTGGGATTGGCTGGATCTCCTGGCAACGCTGTTGGGCGGTCTGGTGGGTCAGATTATCCAGGCATTTATACTGTTTCTTATATGGAAAGGAGGTGCTGTATAATAAACTATTTCACATAGGCAAGTTTTTGCCATAATATGTGTTCAAGAAACACATATTTTTGTTATCTTTGCAGTCGGAATTAACCAAGTAAATAAATGGATAAAACAATGTATAGCCTACGGATCCTCTCAAAGGGGCAAATTACCGACCTCTCAAAGGGTTTCAACTTGGGAGGAGTTCCGTTTTCCGTGTTTGTCCGACCCAAAAAGGCAATCATGGAAACCAACATTCTGCTGGATTGTAAACTCATTTGCGATCAGCAGAGTGGAGCGTTCCCAGTGCCGTTAGGGGATTGAACTCCTGGAGCGATAGCAAGTATCTCCCCAAATGCTATTTCTCTGGATGATTATGAGATCTATTGGGGAGCTGGAGAAACAACCAAATAAACCGATACAAATATGAGTTTAATACTCGGATCTGGAAACACCAAACCCCAATACCCCTATGATATGTGGTATGGCGTGGAGGGCGATTTTACCAGTAAAGATAGCAACCTCAAAAGGGTTGGCAACATGGATATGCATAGGACTTTGCCGATCCAGTCAAAGTTAAAGCGATTCGTTGAAAATGCGGATGGCTCTGTGAAATACTATCTCCATCAGAACGATTCCCGAAGGAAAGATTCTGGTGCAAACGCTATCATTGATAGCACCGATGGAAACGTGATGCTGGAAATCCCCAGCTACTATGTTAAGGTTGAGATCCAGGGCACCAAGTGGATCTATGCCATTTCTGAATATCCGCTGCCAGGTTTCGTAAAGATGGAGCGCAAAGCAATCTCCCCCTGGTATGGTACTGTGGATCTTGACACCAACACCGCTATCTCTGGATGTTTCCTCCTCTGGAATGGTGATGAGATCGCCAGGGATGAAAACGGTTTTGTGAAACTATCCCCAAACGCTGCTCGTTACCGTGGCGGATCTGGCAATGGTGATTCTGGTAGGGATGGCACTGCCAGCTCAATGCTGGGCATGGCTCGTACATCTATCAACAAAGCAAATGTACACCCCCTCTGTAAGAATGGCACTCATATCGGAGCATATCGCCCTTACAACCAGATCGCATGGCTACAGAGAATAGAATATGCCTCGCTACACAGCCAGGCTACATTCAATGCCACTCTCACTGCTGATGGTTTCCACCAGGGCGGTTTGGGATCTGGTTGTGCTGTGAATGGAACGGAGTGGAATACCTGGGGCGGTTACAAGCCGTTTGTGCCTAACGGCGTCACTGCAATTCTCGGTAACAACACAGGCAAGGTTTCATACACTATCAAGGGCTGGACTGGTGGCGATAAGGTTGTGCAAGTTACATCCTATCGTGGTCTGGAGGCTCCTTTTGAATATCTCTGGCTCCTGGCTGATGATATTCTGGTGTGGAATAAGGAGGATACCATTGTGGCTTACCTCTGTGAGGATCCCACAAAGTTCACCTCCCACTCCGATTCAGCAGCAACCGCTCCCGATGGCTATAGCCCGATCGCAAACCTCCCGATGAGATCTGGCTATATCAACACCAACTCATTCTCCTCAAAGGGTTACTCATTCCCAGATGATACCACTGGAGCTGGTTTAACTACTGGTTTCTGTGATTATTTCTGGACTACCTATAATAATGCAACCCTAGGCAGAGGCTGGTTTGGTGTCCTCCTCGCTGCTGGTGCGAATACTGGTGCGAATGCGGGTTTCGGTTATCTGAGTACGAATAATCGCTCCTCGCTTGCGAATGCGCACTTTGGGTTCCGCTTGTGCCGTTTTTGACGGACTGCAAAACTCGGAGCACGGAGCAACGAAAATAGTTCTTTGAAAAATCTATAAAAAGGTTGTGGCGGTTAGGGGTGCCCTGCTCGCTGCTGGTGCGAATAATGGTGCGAATGCGGGTTTCGGTTATCTGAATACGAATAATCGCTCCTCGAATGCGAATGCGAACATTGGGTTCCGCTTTTACCGTGGTTTCAATTTTATAAAGATACTGTTAACCGCCACAACCCTACCTCACAGAGGCTATCAGCATTGCTGGTAGTTGGTAAAATAATATAAGTTAGATCAGTGCAAGTAAGAAATTGAAAGCTCTGTTTTAGACCAACGGCACATGGCAATAGCAACTACCTATTACGCCTCATACAACGATTTTGAGGATTGTGGGATCTATATCGGGGATACTGGAAAGATCTTTGATTGCCCCTCAAAGAAACTCAAAAATGTGTATCACCTTATCTACTCCAGCGCAAATCTGGTGCATTCTCAATACACCGCCCAGAAAGGCAAAGGTGATAGATCGGAGATCAATAATTTCAATGAGAGCATTGTGGAAAATCTGCAATCTCTCTATGAAATGCTGGCTGATGAAACGTACATACCTGGGAAGTATAAGATCCGAAAGATCTATGATCCCAAAGAGAGGGAGCTTATGATTGCTCCATTCTTTCCAGACAGAATAATACACCACTGCATTATAAACGTGCTGGGACGTTTCTGGCAATCTCAATTCATTGGTAACACCTATGCTTGTATCAAAGGGCGTGGCGTTCACAAGTGTTTGGAGGATATGCACGAAGCTCTGATTCTGGATAGATCTGGCACTCGGTATTGCTTGAAAATTGACATACGCAAATTCTATGACAACATAGATCATGCTGCTCTAAAAGCTATAATCAGATTGAGGATTGCAGATGAACAGCTATTGCGACTGTTGGATAAGATCATTGATAGTAACGGTAAAGAAAAAGGTCTGCCTATCGGCAATTTCACCAGTCAATATCTGGCTAACCTATACCTGGCATATTTCGATCACTGGGTTAAGGAAACGCTGGTTAAAATTGTTGAGAAAAAGTTTGGATGCAAATACTACTTTTTCAGATACATGGATGATATGGTGTTTCTCTGCTCTGATAAGGATGCACTCCATTATGTGCTTGACATGATAGGGCTATATTTGGGTGCTGAATTGAAAGTAGAGATCAAAGCCAACTGGCAGATATTCCCAGTCGATGATCGGAGTATTGACTATGTGGGTTTCAAAACCAACCATTATGGAATACTGCTCCGCAAAGGTATTCTCAAAAGGTTCTACACAAAGTTCCACAAGGTGAGCCGTCAATATGAGATCAAAGATGAAACAGCGTTCAAACACCTCTTTCCATCTGAATATGGCTGGATAATCAGATGCTCGGAGGAACATAGTAAATTCATTTTTAACAACTGCATAAAAAATGGCAAACGATGTATTGACTACCAAGCTGCTGGCTAAGGAAAAGCCAGCGGTAATCGAAGATCTCAACAACGGTCAGCAAACCTTTCTCTACAACCACAATATCCAGGAGGTTCTGGTGGTGGAAAGCGAGATGGGGGGCGTGGAGATCACAACTGACAAAGAAAAGGCTACTGGCACTATGTATCAGTATGATTCCGTGCGTGTGGAATACCCCAGGACTGCCGATCACATTTTCGGCACACTGCTCCAGGCAAAATACCCCTCGGATCGTGAAAGCAAGCTGGTGAACGAATACCAGAGTGCAGAGCTGGGGATCCTGGCTCCCGATGCAAAGGTAGGATATGAAAATTTCCTCCGTGATCGTGTGGCTATCCGCAACATGGTTGATGCCGATTGTTCCACCCTTAATATCCCGATGGAGTTATGATGGAGGATGTAGAGGATTTCATGGAGGAGGATAATATCTCCTCCAGCGATCTCTTTGATTGCGAATACACCTCAATAGATGCCGTGATCAACCAGGTTACGGTGTTCACTGGGTGTATTGAGCGACAAACAGAGAATGGCACTCGTTTACTGGTGGCATACGGAGAGGGGATCAACCGATCTGCTTTCTATACCGACAGTAAGAAACTCCGTGATGCTTTCCTGGTTCCCAACCGCAAATATCCGATGAGAGCGGTTATCAAGGTTGTGAGCTATGGAAATATGTATGGATTCCGTCTTTTCTCTCCGAAAACAACAATCACAGAGGAGGATGAGGCGAATTTCGGATTCTACAAACGCACCAAAAACCGCAAATCACGATGACAGAGGATGTAACCACTATCGCCAGAGGTATCAGCGAGTTTGGAATGATGGCTATAACGGCTGCATTCTTTCTGATCTTATCGGCTGGGCTAATGGTTGCGTGTTTCAAATGGTTCAAAGCCACGATCAACGGAATGATCTCCGACAACAAAACTATAATGACAAACCTCCTGGATGAAACCAGGAAACAGAATGAGCAACTAACCGACATATCGGAGGGGTTGCGACCAGAAACACAGTTGCGGATCAAAAACACCTCTGGGGTGTACTTTGATTACGCTGTGGAAAAGGTCTGTAGGATCATTAAGAAAGTTAGGGAGGAAAACCACATAGTCGATCGTGATGCCACACGCAATAAGATCCACACTCTGATCCTTAACCTACATGAGGATCGTAACAGCCGTTTCGACTACTACACCTACAGAGGCAAACGCTTAACCAGCTACACCTCTCCAGAGTGGGTAACGTGGGTTGCAGAGGTTGTAGAGCTGGAGGTCTATGCCGAAAACATTAACAACAGCAGAGCATATACCAATGTGGCTGCTGTATATGAGAGAATAAAACTGGATTTTTACCATAAAATGAATCAGTGATGAAAATTTTAATTGACAATGGGCACGGAAACAACACCCCAGGCAAGTGCTCCCCCGATCAGTCGCTCCGTGAGTATGCCTATGCTCGTGAGATAGCTGGTAGGGTTGTGGATGCCCTCAAAGCAAAGGGGTATGATGCTGAAAAGCTGGTGCCCGAACTTACAGATGTGAGCCTGGCTGAACGTGCCAGGAGAGTAAATGAATGGTGTGGCAAGCTGGGAGCAAACAATGTTATCGTGGTTTCGATACACTGCAACGCTGCTGGCAATGGCTCCTGGATGGCTGCTGGCGGATGGTGTGCCTACACCAGCCCTGGGCAGACAAAAGCGGATCTGCTGGCAACTGCTCTCTATGATGCTGCGGAGGTTGCTCTAACAGATTATAAGGAGATTTTCCCAGTGCTCAAAACCAAAGGTGCGTATGGTGCCAACCAAAAGCCGATCAGAACGGATTACTCTGATGGAGATCCCGACTTTGAGGCTCGTTTCTACATTCTGATGAAAACCAAGTGCCCAGCGGTTCTTACAGAATCGCTCTTTCAAGACAACAAAGCTGATGTGGCGTTTCTCCTCTCTGATGAGGGCAAGGGGGCGATCACCCAGCTCCATGTTGAGGGCATAATAAACTATCTTAAACCTGGAGCGAAATGAAAGGATGGGTATATACGATAATCGGAGGGCTATGCCTTATAGTCCTATCCTTATGGGGCACGAATCGGAATCTCTCAAAAGAAAACGATCGCCTCCAGGGTAACAATGATGCTCTAATGGAGGAGGTAGTTACATATATGGATATAGCGGATCGCTCCGCTGCCTCCGTTCAAATGCTGGAGCTGAAAAAGTGTGAGCTGGAGAAAAACTACCAGGATATTTGCCAGAGAGCAAAGGATCTGGGGTTGCAAGTCAAACGACTGCAAGCAGCCAGCAAGACCGAAACCCAGACAAAGGTAGAGATCCAGACCATAGTAAGGGATAGCATTGTGTATAAAGATGGCATCCTGGATTCTCTCAAAAGGATAGAGTGGAGGGATCCCTGGGTACAAGTTGAGGGCACGTTACATAAAGACAGCCTGGATCTCAATGTTTCCTCCGTTGATACCTTATACCAGTTTATCCACCGTGTACCTCACAAATTCTGGTTTATCAAATGGGGAACTAAAGCTATCCGCCAGGAGATCTCCTCCAGCAACCCACACACAAAGATCATCTGTACCGAATACATAGAGCTGAAAAAGAAAAAGTAATTCTCATAATAAATGCTTTCTTAGAATAATTGGAGCCGTGTTTGCCGTGAGGTGTCGCACGGCTTTTTCGTTGGTAAGATAGATTTTACATGGTGAATTTTGGTATTTGGATTTTATTTACTAATTTTGCGGAACCGATCTGCTTTTGATCGGTGTTGCATTTAGGGATCCCAGCCTCTCTATAGTGGTTGGGATCTCTCCCAAAAGGGAGGCAAAAATGCAATTATTCTACAATAATTCTACAGAATTTTGAAAACACCTCATATCTGGTTGAAAATCAAGGTTAGGATGGAAGTTTCCTAATTTTCAGATAGGGGTTCGATTCCCCTCCGAGGTACAACAAACCGCCTGCAAATCTCTATAGTCAGGCGGTTTATTTTTTGCCAATATCCTTACCTTCCACATTTGGATCAAACTATACGTATGCGAGTGCCTGTATTCAAAATCCGGTATTTAAAGGAGATTCAAAAAAATTTGCAAAATACGAAAATTCTGTCTATCTTTGCACCCGTCAAAGCCCACGCCACTGCATATCGCAGAGGCCGCAAAAGAAATAGAACTAACTCAGAGGAGTGATGCTCGAGTGGCTGAAGAGGCACGCCTGGAAAGCGTGTATACGTCAAAAGCGTATCGCGAGTTCGAATCTCGCTCACTCCGCCAATAAAACCCTGAAAATCAATAGCGTATTTGCTGATTTTTCAGGGTTTATTTTTGCGTTTATCGGCAAGCCAATTGTTGTCATCCTTGCTAAATCGGGGGACATTCAGGGTAATTTTGGAGCAAAATGTTTCAGCTATGTTTCACCCAAGAACATATGAGACGAAACAAATTTAGCAACATTATTCAACATTATTACTGTTATTTTAACCACATGTTTACCTATAAATTTTACGTCAAAATGTCTAAGAACAACACACTCATGTTCCGAATCACCAACAATCGCAAGAAGGCGGAACTTGCTCTGGGCTTCCGCATAAGCGAAGAAGAACTTACAGACATCCTTTCTGGGTCTCCGGGCCAAAAGAATCGGCAATTAGCATCCCTTGTTTTCATATGGCAAGGCAAAATTGAGTCTATTAAATTAGACCTGCTGAAAGATATGAATGCGACACAAGATCCCAAGGAAATTAAAATTTTTACCTAA